AAGCCCTTGGGTTAGTGAAGCCGCCTTTTCGCCTACAATATATAGGATAGGTGGTGAGGCAAGTGGACACTAAGTTTATTCGTGATAGGATTACGCAGTTGAGGATACAAAAGGGTGTATCCGAGTATAAAATGAGCTATGATCTCGGTCATAGCCGCAGTTACATATACAATATTTCTTCCGGTAAATCTTTGCCTCCCATGGCAGAGTTTCTTGAAATTTGTGATTACTTTGAGATTACCCCAAGCCAGTTTTTCAACGATGCGGCAGACAACCCGGCATTACTGCAATCTGCCATCGAAGAACTCAAGAAGCTCGACGATGACGATCTGATGCTCGTAATAAGCAATACCCGTCGGCTAAATAAAGACAAATAGTAATGATATGAGCCGACTTTCAAAAAAGTGATAAGACTGTGAGACGTTCGGCATATTTCCCGAAGTTTCGCAGTCTTTTTCTTGTATAATATTGGAAAACAAAACGATATAAGGAGGAAATAGCGTTATGGCTAATTTTTTCGGCGGTTTCATCAAGAGAATTGAGAAACCGCAAGACACTCATCCCCCGTCTGTTCCGCAGGACTTTTCTCAGTACGAGAACGAATACGTTACATACTGCATCGAGCAGGAAAAGACCATCAGCAAATTGGAATCGGGGTTACACACAAACGATGACCCCGGAGAAATTGCAAAGAAAGCACTTGCAGCAGCGTGTACATTCTATGAAGCAGATTGGGCGGGCGTTATTGAGATTGACTTGGAACTCAATATCTGGGCTACCGGTTGGTGGTACAACATCGATCCCACCGTGAAAGAGCTGGAGAAGTTGCAGGAATTTGAGAACCTTATGGTTATGCCCAGTATTGTTGATGCAATCAAAAAGCAGAAGCCAATCATCTTCTCGGATGTTGAAGAAATTAACAAAACCTCGCCCAAGGAATACCAAGTCTATAAACGGCTTGAAGTACACTCCGTTATGGCAGTTCCTTTTGGACCCAAGCCTATGGGCTTTCTTGTTGTCCGAAATCTCAAAAAGTATAACTACAGGACAAGCACTCTCAATATTCTCGCTTACGTTCTTCATCGTGCCATTGCACAGAAGAATACTATGGAAAGAGTCAGAATGGCTCTTACGCCGGATGAAATCAAGACCGACAACGATGTTATTATCAATTTTTTCGGAGGAATGGAAATCACAACATCAGCAGGCGTGTGGAAAGAACAGGATTTTAACTCTCCAAAGAGCAGCCGTGCCGTTGCTTACATCATGCTCAACAGAAAAACATCTCATTCCGCTTTAGCTATTGCCGATGCTTTGTACCCGGAGGATGGTTCCGACATCGACACCATAAACAAGAATATTCGTGGTTATATATACCGCTTTAGAAAGTCGTTTGAGCCAATCTGTAGGAACAAGCTCATAGAGTACACTCCGAAAGGCTATAGATTAAGTCCGTCTGCAAACGTGATGAGCGATTTGCAGAAGTTTGAAAAGCTGTGGAAGCAGGTGCAAAAGGATATTCCTATTCCCCAAAAAGTTCACTCCTTGAAACACGCCATCAAGCTGTATAAAGGACACGTCTTAGGAGCTGCCTGTGATGACCATTGGATTGTTGGCATTGCGACAGACTATAAGATGAAATATATCTCTATGGTCAATGAACTCCTATCAATTTTTGCTGAATTTGAAGATTACGATGCTATCCATCACTTTGCTACCCAGGCATTGAACCATGTACCCGAAAACGTAAAGGCACAATATTGGCTCGTTTATGCTATTTATCATTCAAGTGCCGTGGTACTCGCCAAGCGTGAAATCGAGAAGGCGAAAACCCGTCTTACCTCGGAAGAATTTGACACGCTTCAAAAATTCATCTGTAAGGACGAATCACTTCCATACAGACAGCTATTTGACTAAAAATCAAACATCTCAGCCAGCAGAGGGAACGAACCCGAAAAAGGTTCGCTCCCTCTGTTTTTTTGTCGAAAAATGACCATTTGACTCTCGTGCGACACCCCATGCGACTTTCGTGCGACACCTCTTTTTCTCATTTGACTCTCGTGCGACGCAAACAGGGGTCATTTGACTCTCGTGCGACTCTCATACGACTTTCATGCGACAGCCGTAAGTTAGCCTTTTAGGGCAAAAGCTCTAAAACTGATTTACGGAGGTTGTTATTTTGACCTACATATTCCTCAACAGGGGTGCTTTTGCAATACGCAGAAGCACCCCTTCTTTTTTTGTTCGCCGTATAGTACGGCACTGCCGTGATCCTCCGAACTGAAATTTGACTTTACCAAAAATCAAATTTCAAAAAATTCGGAGGAAACACCATGTACAAGAAAAACAGCATTTATTCCATCAATAAGCAACACTCGGATTCCATCATTTATCCGTTTGCAAACGGCGATGAAGTTCGTATCACTCGTGAGGATTTTCCGAGCGAAGAAGATTTTCTCGCATTTAAGGCTTGGTCAGATGAGGACTATCGCAAAGTCGCTAACTACGAGGACAACACGGCTAAGAAGATAGTATCCATTGATGACATTTCAGAAGCGGCTCTTTCCGTCCCTGCCACCGATGTGATTATGGAGCGTCAGCTCGAAAAAGCTGAAAATCGTAGAAAGGCATCAGAAGCGGTTGTCAAGCTCAAGGACAAGCTGACAGATACGCAATTCCGCCGACTTTGGATGTACCACGTTGACGGCTTGACGATTGATGAAATCGGAGAGTTTGAGGGCATCAGCCATCAAAACGTATCTAAGAGCATCCTTGCCGCAGAAAGAAAAATTAAAAAATTTTCTTCGGAGACGTAAAAACAGGGTGCAAAAACGCCCCCAAAAAGACGGTAAGTGAAGGGACAAATAAACGCTCCTTCACACACCGAACGGAACAGTTGCTCCAACCGGTGTGACTGTTCCTTGAAAAGTTCATAGTCACTCATCAGATACGTTCCTGTGTACCACGAGCTACGGCAGGGTGAGCGCCACGACCCGCATAGGCGGCGAGCGATAAATCACCATAACCTGCGAGATTCGGTTTGCTACCGAACCGGCGATGACGGACACAGGGTTAATGATACTTCTGTAATTCGCAGCCTGGCCACAAAGAAGGCGGGGAGGTTAGAGTCCTATGGAACAGCTTCGCAAGCTGTCGTTTGGTGAGTCCCACTACCGGGGGAGGAGATAAATACGGTAAGAAGCATTATTCGGAAGCGAACCGCTTCGGCGGCTCGCTTCTGTACATAGCGTATAAGGAGGACACTATGCAATTAAGAATAGACCCGGAATTTGAAAGCCGGATACCACCACTTACCGACGATGAGTTTGAGCAGCTTGAAGAAAACATCTTAGCTGACGGCGTTATCATCAGCCCAATCATCATTTGGAACGACTTAATCATCGACGGTCACAACCGTTTCCGCATTTTCGAGAAACATCCGCACATTGAATTTACGACCTGTGAGCGTAACTTCAATGACCGCCACGAAGCTCTCGCCTGGATTTGCAAGAATCAACTCGGACGCCGAAATCTTACCTTTCAGCAAAAGAAGTATCTCATAGGTAAACAATACGAATCCGAAAAGGCTGCTCACGGCGGCGACCGAAAAAGCAGTGAAGTAAAATCAAGTTCCCAAGTTGGTAACTCGATTTCCACAGAAAAGACCTGCGAGAGAATTGCCAAAGAAAATGGTATCAGCAGGAATTCTGTACTTCGTGCCGAGACTTTTGCAAAGGCAGTCGATATTGCCGATGAGATTGATCCCGGCATCCGTTCGGAAATTCTCACAGGAAAAATCAAACCCACACAAAATGATGTGGAGGTACTCACAAAAGCAGAACCCGAAGAACGACCGGCACTTGTTGAGGACTTACGAAAGCCGCCGGAAGAACGGCGAAGGATTCTTCCCGAACGTCGTCTGCTGACATTGGAGCAGATTGCAGCAGAGCTGCCAAGCGAAGATTGCAAAGGAACCCCGGAAAGTATGCTCTACGAATTAGAGGATGCTCTGGACACCTTTATCTTCCGCTGGTCGGTATGCCTCAGCCACCACAAAGACTACTTCTTAGCAAGAAAGCACAACCCAAAAGTCAACAAGCTCGCAGAAAACGGGCTTGCCTACCTAAATCAAATACTTAAAGGAGAAATTCCACTATGACAACTAAGACAAATAAGTACAACTACAGACAGATGTCCATCCCCGCATCCCAGCTCATTATTCCCAGGGAGACCTATCAAAGAGATCTTTTCTCTCCTCGTGCCAAAGAAATCGCCAGTAAGTTTGACGAACGCATTGCTAACGAACCCAAGGTCAGCTATCGTGACGGTAAGTTTTTTGTCTTTGACGGACAGCACACCATCGGTGCTCGTGTCCTTGTCTCCGGCGATAAAGACGTTCCCATCAAGTGCAAGGTGTATTACGGTATGGACGAGGAGGAAGAAGCTCTGCTTTTTGCACAGCAGAACGGCATCTCTGCTCCTCTGTCTGCCGGTGCTCGTATGAGAGCACAGATTTTCGGTAAGGATTCCGAAGCAACTGCTTTCTATATGGCAAACATCTCCATCGGGCTTGTGCTCGATTTTGACCACAACAGAGGGCTTGACCGCATCGGCTGCATCAAAACAGCGTTCAATGCCTACAGGCGTATCGGCGAAGAACGCTATACGGAAGCGATGAAGATTTTGAAAGCAGCGTGGAACGGAGACCCCGATTCCTTCCGCACAGAAAATGTCATCGCCATCACTTACTTCGTTGACCGCTATCACGATCAGTATTGTCCTCGCCGTCTTGTGACCCAACTCCGTTCTACCGACCCCTTGAAAATCTACAGAGATGGACGAGCTATTGGCGTGAATCTGACCGGCTACAAAAAGTATCTGTTCCCGTTGCTTCGCATTTACAACGAGAACAGCGGTGAAAACGCTCTCCCGATGAAATTCTGATATCCCCCCGTGGCGACTGCAATCCGATTGCGGTCGCTTTTACATATCCGCTTTGGAATGTAGAAAGGAACTTAGCCTATGAAAGAAAACTGGATTTATCGCCGTGGCGATATTTACCTTGTTGACCTCGGAACAAATGTCGGTTCCGAACAAGGTGGATGCCGCCCGGTTTTGCTTTTGCAAAACGATGTGGGCAATCACTTTGCACCAACCCTTATTGTAGCCCCTATTTCTTCTCGTTACTGGAAGAAGCTGAAACAGCCGACACATTCTCTGATTGAGGGCATCCAAAATCTCACAAGCCCCTCGGTCGTTCTCGCAGAACAGATTATTACCATTGATAAAAAGCGTGTGACGAAATATCTCGGCAAAGTGCCGGAGGAACAGATGCAGAGCATCGACAAAGCTGTAAAGATCAGTCTTGGATTGGAACAGCCCCAATTTACACGCATTTAACCGCTAAAATTCGCATAGTTATGAACGAGACCGAAAAAGGAGGGCTGTAATGCAATCTGCATCTATTATAGATATGAAGAATATCGACCTTGATACCGTCAATCGTGATGAACTGGTGGACATCCGTGATGTGAAGGTCAACACGGCACTTCCCAAACGGGAACGTGCCATTGATTTTATCCGCCAGATTGGAAATCCCTACTGTTATAAGCACGGCAAATATGTCGTGAAAGTCGGTTTCTCCGACACAGAAGTATCTTTGGAAGAACGCCTTGCGGGGTACATTCTCTCTAAGTGCTGACATCCTCGACAGAATGGGACAGAAAAAGTAAAATATAAGCAGGACTAAAACGACGCTCTTTCGCTCGGTAGTTTTGCTGAATACTGAGATAAGGAGTGTACAAATATGCTGGATACGCAGAAAAAGATTTGGAACGCCACCCTTTATCTCCGTCTGTCCCGTGACGATGGCGATAAGGAGGAATCCAACAGCATCACCGGGCAGCGTGAGCTGCTCCGTGATTACATATCGCAGAGACCCGAATTTAGGGAGTATGCGGTAAGAGTTGACGACGGTTTTTCCGGTTCAACCTTTGAAAGACCGAGTTTTCAGAAGATGATTGAGGACGTAAAGGCAGGACGAACGGACTGCATTATCGTAAAAGACCTCTCTCGCTTCGGGCGTAACTATCTGGACGCAGGCGAATATATCGAAAAGATATTCCCGTTCCTCGGTGTCCGTTTCATCGCCGTCAACGACAACTACGATAGTCTCGGAGATAAGAAAGCCTCCGATGATCTTATCATTCCGTTCAAGAACCTCATAAACGAAGCCTATTGCCGAGATATTTCGGTAAAGATTCGCTCTCAGCTTGAGATCAAGCGTAAGAATGGACAGTTTCTCGGCTCCTTTGCCGCTTTCGGGTATCTGAAAGACGAGCAGAACAAGAACAAATTGGTCGTTGACCAGTATGCCGCCGATATTGTCCGTGACATCTTCAAATGGAAATTAGAGGGTGTCAGCCCCCAGGATATAGCCGACGCTCTGAATAAGCTCGGTGTCCTTTCACCGATGGAATACAAACGCTCCCTTGGAATGAAGTTTACTACTTCTTTCAAGACCAATGCCAAAGCCTTATGGTCGGCAGGAACAGTTATCCGTATTCTGAAGAACCCCATCTATACCGGAGTTCTCGTACAGGGCAAGGAGACCACGCCGAGCTACAAGGTTCACAAGCGTATTACCAAAGACGAAAGCGAGTGGACGGTCATAAACGACAGCCACGAAGCAATTATCTCCAAGATTGATTTTGACAGCGTTCAAAAGGTGCTCAAATGCGATACCCGCCGTAGTCCAGACGGCAAGGCAGTCGGACTTTTCAGCGGAATGCTTTTCTGTGGTGATTGCGGTGCAAGTATGGTTCGCAGGACCGTACCTGCAGGCGAAAAGAAATATGTATATTACGTCTGCTCCGCACACAAGCAGAGCAAGAGCTGTTCGCCTCATCGTATGAGAGATACCACATTAGAGGAAATTGTACTGGACAGCTTGAAGCAGCACATCAGCGAGGTCGTGGATATGAGTGAACTGTTAGAGATCACTGACACAGCCCCACTTAGAACCGCACAGGCTCAAAAGGTACAAAGACAGCTCGACAAGAAGCATGAGGAATACGAAAAGCTCCAAAAGCTGCTGATGTCCCTTTATGAAAACCTTACGGACGGTATTATCGACCGTGAGGAATATACACGGCTCAAAGCCAGCTTTACGGCTCGTGCCGATGAAGCGGAAAAGCAGATGGACGCACTCAGAGAAACGCTGACGGAAATACACAACCACGGAACGGAAAATGCCTGGATGAATGAGTTTATCAAACGACAGGGGCTTACTTCTCTTGACCGTGCCGTTGTGGTCGCGCTGATTGATAAAATACTGATTCACTCCAATGACGTGGTGGAGATCATCTATCGTTGGCAGGATGAATTTGCTTGGCAGCTTGACATTCTTCGGAGTGCAAGACTGCAGGAGGTAGTATAAATGGCAAGAACGAAACGAAAGACAAATCCTCTTGTGCAGGAAGTCGAAAGCTCTGCTCCTGCGAGGAAAATATACAAAACAGCCGCCTATGTCCGTCTGTCCGTTGAGGATAGCGGAAAGCCCGGTGCAGATACCATTGAAGGACAAAAGGCTTTGCTCACGTCCTTTATAGAAAACAAATCCGATATGGAGCTTGTAGCCCTGTTCTGTGACAACGGGCGAACCGGCACGGACTTTGACCGTCCTCAGTTTGAAAAGATGATGGAGGAAGTACGAAAAGGTCGTGTGAACTGCATTGTGGTCAAAGACCTTTCCCGTTTCGGTCGTAATTACAAAGAGACCGGAAATTATTTGGAGCGTATCTTCCCGTTCCTCGGTGTTCGCTTCATCGCCGTCAACGATAACTTTGATACGCTGACCGCAGAGAGAACCCAGGACGGATATATCGTGCCTCTGAAAAATCTCATAAACGAGGTTTACAGCAAGGATATATCCAAGAAATCCGCATCCGCACTTCACGTTAAGCAACAGCGTGGGGAGTTCATCGGAGCTTGGGCACCCTATGGGTATCGAAAAGACCCCGACGACAAGCACCATCTTGTAATTAACGAAGAAACTGCTCCTACTGTCCGTCAGATATTCAAGTGGCGTTCCGAGGGTGTCAGCGTTGTACAGATCGGGCGCAGGCTCAACGATGCCGGTATTCTTTCTCCGTCTGCCTACCTCTACGAGACAGGCGAAGTCAAGACGGAAAAATATAAGGGTGTGCTGTGGCATACGGCAGTTCTCAAAAATCTGCTCTCGCACCCAGTTTACATAGGTCACATGGTTCAAGGGAGAAAAAAGCAATCCTTCTATGAGGGAAAGCGACAGACCTATGTGGACAAAGCCGATTGGATTGTTGTCCGTAATACCCATGAACCGATTATTGATGCAGAAACCTTTGAAAAGGTACAGCAAATCGCCAATCAGCGAAAGAGCGAATACCACGAACGTCTCGGTAAATTCTCTCACTTGGAGCATACCGAGAATATCCTTCAAGGACTTGTGTGGTGTCCGAACTGCATAAGACCGCTGGTTCGCTACAAGAACGTGAGTCACGGCAAAAAACTGTGGTACACCTATATCTGCCCCGGTCATGCCGATGATCCTGCCCG